TGTCTTTTATTTCCTTCTGCGCAGCTTTTAATTGACTTAAATCAGCGCCAATAGGTATCTCAATTCCTTGCATCTTCTAAGTATTTAAGCATCGCCTTATTCATTTGTTCTTTAATTATATCCATGTCTGCTATCTCATCATTTTCATAGATAAAAGCCATGAACTTTTTAAAGCTTGGCATTCCTTTATTAACATGTACTCTCATGCCATTCCATGTTGCCCATCCTATGCGCTCCCAGTCCTTTTTTTCTTTATTAAAAAAGCCTTGACATTTAAGAATATATTGATTCCATGTCAAGGCGTAAAAGTCATCAGGCATCAAACCGAGTTCTCCAAAAGCAAAAGTCAACACATCTTTATTCCAATTTAACTTTCCTGTTTGCTTTTTTTTTGCTCGGTTACCTCTGTGTTTAAACCTAACACTCTAAATACTTCTTTAGAAACTGTCAGGATAAACTCACCCCCTGAGCCTCCAGAGTTATCAATCCAATCGTGAACATCAAACTCTGTGAAGTCTACGATCTCGCCTTTCTTTAGTATAGGGTAAGCCGATGCATGATAAATAAACACTCTTAAAAACGGCAGTAATTGCTTACCTAACAAATCTGATAAATCAGTTACCGATGCATCAAAGTGAGTAAGCGTCTGCTCCAAAGCGTAATTGCCAAAGAACATCTGCCTATCTACCTCACCTATTTTGTACGTTAAATGTCCCTGCATTTAGTAACCAGGATATGGATCAGTTGTGGTAATATCGCCATCGCCTAACAGAGTGCCAGTAAAGGTAATAAAATCACCCTCTGCGCCTGTAATCTCTAAAGCACTAAAGTAAGCATAGCCATACTGCGCACTAAAGTTAGGTTCTTCTGTGCCATCTGTTTTAAGTAACGCCACTTGAAACTCGGTTAAAGTCTTTGCTCTTGCAATAATTGATATACGATCCCATGATGCTTTAGCGTTATCACCACCAGCACCTGACGTATCTGTAAAAACACCCTCAAAAGGTATCTCAAAAGAATAGGTTGTCGGTTTGCGTCTGGTCACTCCAGGATCGCATTTGGTTACTGTTTCTGCGAAATCCCAGCTTTCGGAAATTCCGTTTGATGTTAAACACGCTACAGGTTTCCAAGCGCCGCCTGTCCTGATATATAGCATGAATAAACTGCCTGAATAAAATTGCTCGTCTGCCATTTTTAGTTTCTATTTAATTTGTGTTGAAAAGTTAATATGTATTGAAATATGTTTTCTGTTTCTGTTTCTAGTATCACTTCATTTGTTAATAGTTGTAAGGTTTCAACATTTATAAAGTTACTTAAAGTTAAGTTAGTAACCTGTATTCTGTTTTGTATCTCTTCACTAATTACCATTGCAAAACTTAAATCGCCATTACCATTTGGATATTTAGTGACTATCTGCACGTTTATTGTGCAAAGATACCAATATCCGCACTTTGTCTGCTCTTGCAATCTAGTTTGGCTTGATAAAATTACATATTTAGCCGGTACATTCTTTAAAGGTGCTGATTTACTGTATACTGGAATAGTAACGCTACCGACTATTAAATTGGCTAGAGCGCTCTTATATGCATTCAGTATTGATAAATTAGCATCTTTCATTTCTCAAATGTAATTATTTTTTTGCATTATATTTTCGTGTCTGAACTTCCAATACTTTTCTTAAAGTTTTAGGATATTGTTGGATGCCCTCTAAATAGCTAGGTATTAAAAATGGTTGCGGTTTTAATCCTTTTCTTAATATTGATACTGCTATAATGTAAGCTAATTTGGGATCTATACCATGAGTCTGGCACCAACCTCTAATAGCATCTAAAAAACTATCAAAATTACCACTTTTTTTACCTTTAAATTCAGATGCCATTTTCTCAAATCCTTTTGGTATTGATACCCTTGCACCTGTCCCAAACTCAACGAATGCAGCATAAGGAGTATTAGCAAATACAAAGGAAACATTATAACCTACTCTGGCAGTTGTTTTTCCTATTGACTGTCTTAACTGTCCCTGATCTACTGGAGCTCTTAATTTAGCTTGATTAGCAATATCTTCAGCAGTTGAATTAGTTACCGAAACCGCTAACCTATTAGCATCATGGCCAAACGAATCAATCTGAGATAAAAGTTTAGAGATGTTTATTTTAGACGCCATTATTATCATCCGTTACAGATGCCAGTATCTCATAAAAACGAAACGTGTCATCTACATTCCTAATTGAATGAATAGTAAAAAAATTTAACTCATACAGAATCCGCATGTCCTTTGTTGGTGCAAAGTCTTTTCTATAACGGATTGTAAACCTAAAGACCTGATTTATGACCTGTTCTTGCGCTTGTAACTGTCTATTGCCATCGTATGGCTTTATATTTGACCATGTAGCCAATACAGGCACAAACGTAATCACGTAATCCTGATAGGCATTTTCAACTGAGCTGAACGTGCCAAATGTAATTCTTTTGTCTAATCTGCCCGGATTCATTAGAATAAAGTTATGCGTCTATATGGTGAAAGCAAAAGAGTTGCAATCGTAGGCATTCCAACAACTGGATTATCTCTGTTCTCGTAATAAAAAGTTATCATTTCTTTTATTGCAGTTTCAATATCGTCTGGCACATCAGATCCGCCCTCATAATTCCATCCATAACCAGCGACATAAGTAACTGTGTTAAATCCCGGCGCTCCGGATATTACTTCTGTGTAGCCTTGCGTTTCGATTGTTTCAAATGTCAAGTCATCCATATCAGGATTCTTAACAGACTCAACCGCAATCAAAGGATATTCATATATTTTTAGCGCACCTGTTGCTGGAGTTATTGCAGTTAATTGCCTTTGCCATAATACTTGCAAAGTAAACTGTTCAGCTTGATTTACCGCAGATTTTATTAATGATGTTATTAAGCCATCTTCGATTGTGTAATCTAGGTCTAATCTCAGGTACATCTTCGCATCCGCTAGGCTCACTACATTTAACTGGTTCATTCTGTTTAGGTTTAAAGGGTTGTTTTAGATACTCTTTTTTTTCCATTATAATAACGCTAAATTACATATTTTATTTAACCAATTTTCAAACTTGGGTAATTCCTCCGCAGGATCTAATTGTTTTGCTCTTTGCAATGGAGTTTTTTTTGTCTTAATGGTTTCAATATTAGTAATCGCATCTACCCACGCTTGTATATCGTTTCTCTTGACAAATATCCCTGCATCTCCGAGACTATCTCTAAATCCAAGTATATCAGATGCAATAACAGGAATATTGCAACACAAGGCTTCTATTTGAGCCATTCCGTAACTCTCATACTCGCTAGGCGCAATTAAAACCTTTGTCATCGCTAGATATTTGCGCACATCATCAATTAAAGGTACATATTTTATATTCCTGACCTTTTCGTCTTTTATCTGATGATAGTAACCTCCTTGCACCGCTAGAAACTTTGTTTTAGGCATTCGCTTTGCAATCTCTATTAATATCTGACCGCCTTTGTTTTCGTTATGGTTTATCAAAGTGACATATTCTGCATTTATTCTATCTGTAGAATAATCTCGGTAATCTATTGGCGCATACAAAGTATAGGTTTCCTGATTGTAATTTAACTCTCGCTTTGTGTTCTCGCAGTTATAAACTGTATAAGTATTATGTCTAATGTTGACCTGCGGATAGCCTACGTTATTGTGAGCAAAGTTTATAACCTTTTTAGCTTTTAGCCTCTGCTTATTCATTGCGTAGTAAGTGCCTGACAGTTGACAAAACACTAGATCTGCCCAGTCCCATAAATCATTATGACATTGCTTGTAATTGTCTTTAGCCTTGTAAACTTGTATGCCCTCAAAAATGTAATTCTCTGGGCATCTAGTAACTGCTTTAACCTCATGACCTTTGCTCATTAGATAAGTTACAACCCGATGCAAATAAATTTCAGATCCTGCTCTTTGATGCGGTAAGTAAATGCCTGGACTTAGTAAGATGTTCATGTTACAGGAATAAACAGA